CTTTATCGAAAGTCTCTTCCGTTTATTTGATTGCTGTCTCTTCCTTGTCTCATACCCACAATACAATTTACCAATTTCATAATCAGTCTTATACATAGTTTCAATGGTTATCATTTCAACACCATCTACAGCTCCAACTAATTGAGCACGATATTTTGTTCGTAACCAATGTATATATTGACTAATTAAATAGCGCAATTCTGTATCTGCCCAACACTCCATTCTGAGTGCATACGCTCTTAACAATGACCAACGACAGTCAGCTACTGATGAGCCATGAATTAGGCTACAGATTATTTTTGCGCGTTCAGGCACGGGTAACCACAAGTTATCCAGCCAAACCCAGCCATGCGATAGAAATTTGCACTGATATAACATGCGCGGCAACAAACTTGGTGTTGTAATAACAAAACCAATTTTTGCACACACACGTATTATATTTACAGCATTAAACCATTGCACGACATCGGATGATACGCATAATGTATTATCATCACCACACAATGCACCTTCTGCATTATCCATAAATGATTCATAAGAACCAAAGGAGGAACGTGATTTATCTTCAAAAATAAGGACAAACCAGGCGTAGCAAAGTAACACAAACAATATTAATGTATTATCGACAATAGTATTTGGAAAACCAGAAGGCATTCCACCATACTTTCTTATCAATAAACCCGTAGTGAATATCATAAGTGAAAACACACAATGTGCATAAGCAAACTTAAGCCTGCTACTTATGTATTCCGTTTTATAGTGACTAGCATAACAACTCCATCTAAAATTCATAACGATTTCAAAAAACCGTGGAAGCACTGATGAATCCCATTCAGAAACATCAAATTCAAACGCATTTTGTTCAAACCCTTTCTTCCTAGATAGACGTTGATATAATGTGTGAAAACCTCGCCTAAATTTCGACATACCAACAGCTGACCATGTCATATTATACAACATGTAAAACTGCTGATTGAAATCAAAGCAAAGCATTACTGTGAATACCGTTAATAAGACTGAACACGCAACAAACGTTCTAATTTTTTGAATGTAGCGTTTCAATGTCTCACTATAATAATTAATACGATCCTTAGAACGGATCTCCTTTTTTAATGATATGGTCCAAATTGGCCACAAATGC